TTGCGCAACGTGCCAGACTGGATAACAAGACTGCCACAAACCTGATTTTGACTCAGGCGGCAGGGCTTGAAAAACTACAAATGGAGCTTGCCAATCAACGTATGCGCAAGTATGAGCTAAAAGCACCCACTCTTACGCTTGAGCAATTACAATCAATTCATAATGACATTATTAAGCAAATGGATAACTTGATGGAGGCATATCAAAATGGCTAAAATTTATTTGGCAATGTACAAACACAAACGAGACTGGCGCAAA